GTAGCACCAGTGTTGCCTTGCGGACCTTGTGCGCCTGTAGCGCCATCGTCACCAGCAGCACCAGTGTCACCTTGTGGACCTTGTGCGCCTGTAGCACCAGCAGCACCAGTGGCACCTTGTGGACCTGTAGCACCAGTGTCACCTTGTGGACCTTGTGCGCCTGTAGCGCCATCGTCACCAGCAGCACCAGTGTCACCTTGTGGACCTTGTGCGCCTGTAGCACCAGCAGCACCAGTGGCCCCTTGTGGACCTGTAGCACCAGTATCACCATCAGCACCTTGGGGGCCTGTTGCGCCTTGTGGTCCTGTTGGCCCTGCAGCTCCAGTAGCTCCCTGCGGCCCGGTGGCTCCCTGTGGTCCTGTCGCGCCATCATCACCATCAGCTCCCGAAGGTCCTTGTGAGCCAGTGTCACCTTGCGGACCTTGTGCGCCAGTGTTCCCTTGGGGACCTTGTGATCCAGTAGCTCCTTGCGGCCCGGTAGCACCATCGTCACCGTCAGCACCCGTGGGACCTGTAGGCCCTTGAGGACCAGTGTTCCCTTGAGGACCTTGTGGTCCAGTAGCACCATCATCACCGTCAGCACCAGCAGGACCTGTTGCGCCTGTTGCACCTTGTGGGCCAGTAGCACCAGCAGGACCTGTTGCGCCCGATGTTAAATACCCGGAATCGTTTGTAAGCTGAGATAGTGCCGTCGGAATTGTTGGCAAGCCCTCCAAATCGGAGTAATTACCACTGAAAGCAGCATCGTCGAGGTCGTTGCGTAAATCCGCATAGTCGCGTGCTTTACTCATAATTATTCCCTATTATTCGAGGCACTATTTGCACCTGCTAAATTAAATTTTCCACGCGACGAGTTCAAACACATCGCCCACAACAGCAGCCTCACCGAGAGTCACGGTAGAGACGCCGGAGGCGTAGGACGTGCTGTAGTCGCTTGATGCTAACCGGATGCCATTCATGAAGACTTCGAGGTCAGATGGCTGCGCTGACAAACCACTGATTGTGAGTGCTGTCTGTCCAGCGGTTGCGGTGTGCTCAGCAGTGGCTCTGTATTGAGCTTCCAGCACAGTGATTCGACCACCGTCTGTTGACTGTGTGCTGGCAATTGATGTCACTTGTGACTGGTTGGCTTTTAAGCCAATAGCCGTCGCGGTAGATGCTGCATAGTCGGCATCGTCGCCAAGGGCTGCAGCCAGCTCGTTTAGAGTATCAAGAGCTGCAGGCGCAGAATCTACGAGATCAGAGACAGCTGCCGCCACCTGAGTTGTGGTTGCGTAGCTGCTGTCGTTAGTCAGCTCCGACACATTAGTCGGCAGCGCGGCGGCGGTAATGTAGCCACTGTCGTTTGTAAATGTAGAAACAGCCGACGGGTTCCCTGCGAGGTCCGCATATTGGCCGGATGTGGCGACGTCGTCTAGGTCTGCCAATAGATTCGCAATTTGTCTTGCTTTGGACATAAAATTTGGCCTTTAGTATTAAGTTAAAGCGGAAACATCGATGGTCACATTGGTGCCATCGGTTAAATATAAGATCAAATCGTTTCCTACTATCGCGCCCGAGCTGACAGCAGCGGAGCTGCCACCTTGGTGTGATGTAGAAATAGCGAGGATGTCGCCAGCATTAGCTGCACTGATTAGAGTGATCTTGAGAGTGTCGGCTGAGCCGAGGTACTGTGCAGAAAAATCAACGCCAGTCAGTTTGACGCCGTTGAGATGCACATGAATATTAAAAGGCGTACCACTCACCCCGGTCAGGTTGAAAACAGACTGACCCTGAGTCGCTGTGGTTTCGCCATTGGCAATTTGTGGGGTGTTGATGATGTTGGTGTACTGGACATCGAGATTGCTTATCTCGCCAGCAAATGTGTCACCAGCAATTGGTGCGGTAACAAAAAGAATCTGGTCGCCTGAAATTGAATAATCGACGCCTTCATAGTTTAGAACCCCGCCGACAGATATGTCTAATGTGCGGGAAATTGGAAAAACTACGGGAGATCCACCGACCAGCAAACTGAAGCTAGTCTGTACGCCATCAAACGACCCAGCTATGTTATCAAATTGGGCCATGAGGCCTCCGTGGAATTTTAGATAAAGCATTTAGATCTATGCGTTATTTCCCCAGAATTGAGAAAATGTGTATATATAAATCAATAATAAGAGGCCGACCCCGGAGGGCCGACCAATTTTGAGCGTCTAAAATTAGGCTGCGATTGCAACTACTTTCAGGGCTTCAGTGTTTAACAGCATTGAACCAACACGCTTGCGAGTGTAGAAGCTGATTGCACCGTGGGCGCTGTATGGGTCGCGCAGCATAGAAACGCCAACACGATCGACAACCTGATAGCCAGCAGCGAAGTCGCCAAACACGATGGGCATGTTGCCAGCACCGATCTCGGCCATGTCTTCGTTGATCACAATCTCGTATCCGAAAATGCGACCAGCAGCAGCTTCAGTGATGTCACGCTGTAGGAAGTATTCACCGTCGGTGGTCTTTAGATCGACCAGTACGTTGTGAGTAGCGCGGCTCATCATCCACTTAGCGTTGCCTAGATATCCAGTTTTAGTGTTCAGAACTACTGAGCGCAAAAGGTTGATTACAGCGTCGGAAGTGGCACCTAAATTGGTGGCAACACCTGATTTGATAACCTGATACTTACCGAAGTCACGAGTTGCGTCTGTGGCAGTGTATGCAGAGCTAGTATCCAAACCGTTCAGTATACCGACGGGCTTGTTAGTTCCGTTGCCATTCAAGAATGCAACATTTTCTTGCTCAGAGAATTCACGGGCAACCTCACCAGCCAACCACGACTCGACATTGAAAAACGCATCTTCCAGAACGTGCTGATAGGCTTTCGGGCTTGCATATACTTCCCCGAATACTGCGGAGATCTTGTTGAGCTCGGGTGAGCCAGTGTTTGGACGGGCGCTAGTTTCGCCAACCCAGCCACTCGCGGAGCCGCCGACTGATACTAGCTGAGAGTAGTCAGTAGTTGAGGTGCTGATGCCGCCAACTAGGCCACGGATTGGGCTGCTCTCGTGCTGCAGCTGAATGATGTTTGAGGCAACCTCAGTCGGCAGAGCGAATCCACCTTGTGCATCTACTGAGATTTGAACGTCAGCAGCTTTTGCGCGAAGTCCTTCGACGCCTTTGCGAGCGAAAGTTGCAAGCATATCTTTGTTGTCCATTGTGTTGGATTCCTTAATTGAAGAGGTTTTGAGAGCTGGGCGATCGGCTTTTGCTTCGAGCGCCTCAACTTTGTCGTTGAGAGATTTAATCTGAGCATCGGAGTCGGCTTTGACTTGGTCGAGTGCTTCAGTTGATACCTTTGATTCGATCAAAGCATCAGTTGCCTCGGTCTTTGCTTCCAAAGCATCTGCCACTTGCTTCAGACTTACATCTTCAGCGATTACGTTTTCGATTTGGTCGGTCATTTTATTTCCCATTTATGATTTGTAACATCCGCTTGAGCTCGGCTTGAACCTCGGCGTCTGTAGATTTTGAGTCAATTTCTGGAGCATCACGCGCCTCGTCTATCCCGGAGAAACCTTTGGCCAGAATGGCCTTGGCATCTTTTCGAGAGACACCTGCATCACGCAGGACCTTCTCTAGGGATCGAATGTCGTGGTCCGATTTAACGGCGGTCACGACAGACTCTTGGTTTGCCGGTATTGCTACCAGAGATATTTCATGAAGGTCTATTTCATGAAGTAAATTTGCGCCGGATTTTCGGTCGTACTCTTCGCGCACAACCCGGTATCCGATTGACATCGCATCGAGTGCTCCGTCCTTTAATAGTGCATAGGCCTCATCAGCATCGCGCACGCCTTTGGTCAAACGACCCTCTACATAGAGACCCTTGTCGTCTTCACGCATCGAGGTCCAGACACCAATGGGTCGAGTGGTGTCATGGTGAGCGAGCATTTTGACTTTGGTCCCGGCTGCCTGATGGTTGGCGATGGACTTAATGAATGCGCCGCGCTGGGTGATGTCCCCTGCACGGTCCTGATGGTCGAACGTGTTTGCATACCCTGAAAACTTTCGCTCGTCCGATTCATCGAGCGCAAATGATTTGGAATCAAAGGCGAGAATCATTTTTTTCACTGCCATTGTTTTATCCCTGTTTGATTTGTTAGTTGTTTGTTTTAAATACCAGTCTTTAATAGCCGCCTCAGTGCCTTCAGGTCGACCATCTGCTACCGCCCTGTCGAGACACTCTTCTTGCGTGGTTTCCATTGTGTAAAAAACCACGCCCGCATCCTGATAGGCCTTGAGCCAGTCCTCTCTTGGGGTTGTGTGAATAATCCACGCAGGCGACTCAATACCCTCTAAAATGGTTTTAATCGCCTCCTCTCGAGCATTGAGAGCCACTTTCCTAATCGCCCCGGAGGTGTCATGAGCAACATCAGATCCAAAGGCTTGCGCTAGAACGTCATAGTCAATGACCACGTCACCAGCAGCTGAATGTTCTGAGACGTATGTCGATTTCCCGGAGCATGGAGCCCCGGTGACTACCGTAATTTTATTCCTCAGCATCTTCTGACTCCTGCGGCAATTCCTGAGACTCTTCTCCGAACTGTAAATTGTTGGACTGGGTGACAAACTCGTCACCGCCGTCTCTCGGGTTGTAACCGAGCTCTGTGCGTGCTTCGTTTGGTGACATCACGCCCGCTGTGATCATTGTGTTGTAGGTTGCCACTCGGGTTGTCATATCGGTGCGCAGCAGGTTGGAGACGTCGAATTTAAAACATTGAGTTGTCACATTGAGCAGTGCCTTGTTGAGACGGGCCTCGATCAACATCAAATACGGCAGCATTGTCGCCTTGTAAAATGCTAGATCTTGATGCTCGATATTTGAGAACGTGGCACGATCCAGATCACCAATCATGTGAGGTGGCACCCGGAACATTGCGCAGATCTCTGATCGAGTGTATTTACGGGAGTCCAGCAGCTGGACCTGATCAGGCGTCATCGAGACAGGTGAGAATTTCAATCCCTGCTCTAAGATTGCTACTTTATGAGAATTACTGACACCACCATGACTGGCGTTCCAACTCGCTTTGATATTTTCAAATGAGTCATCGTCGAGGATGCCGTCAGTGTGGAGAACACCTCGAGGCGTTGCGTCGTTTGTGAATACGTTCGCCGCATAGTCCCGGGCATCGATGCCAGCGCCCACAGTGTTGGCGTTGTATTGAATAGGCGAGACACCTGTCACACCATCGAGAGACATACCTCGGATGTGCAGGATCTGGTCCGGGCTCATGACGTCCTGATCACCATTGTCGAATGTGACGACATAAACGACGTTATATTTCGAGTCCTGCTGGACCGATACGTTCTCAGTCTTCAGTGGTAGTATCTCGACGACTTTACCGGAGCTTGTGCGGTTTATGTATCCATAAAAATTGCCAGACAGGCAAAGATTTACCATCACATAACTAAAAAACTCCGCGCCTGTCTGATACTCATTCGGACTGTTCATCATGAGGTTATATAGAGGCGCTGAAACATGCGCCTCACGGCCAGCCGGTGTGTCACGATACAGGTGACAGGGTAGCGTCGACATTGTGTCAGAGAGGACCTTGACGCAGCTATAAACGGTATTCATGCGCATGGCCTGCTCATTGGTCACCGATCTTGTGGCTCCCGAAACACTGCCGAAAAAGTCCGACAGAGCCGAACTGTTAAACGGTAGCGAGATTGGCGCTGCTTTTTCTTTGCGCCAGTTAAATAGAGCCATTCTGGCCTCCTGTGGGGGTTATAAGGTGCGAATACCGCGAGATCGATAGACATCTAGCTGCAGGCCTCCGTTGACCTTGAGCCTGCCCAGAGCCATCACCAGAGCGATGACGCCGTCGATCTTATTCTTGTCGCTGTCCTTTTTAATTTTGATATTGTCGTTCGGGTCGATGTAGAGGACGCAATTGCTGATCATCCAAGATAAAACTGGATCACCACCGTGGATAATATTGCGAGCCTTGACGGCCTTCTCGAGCTCTTTTGAGGGATCCGACATTGACATGATTCCCTGCGCGAACTTAACCATCGGGGCCCCTTTTTCAATCAGGGAGGCTGATAGTTGTGTTGCGCCATAGGCGTCATATGCAATCTCGCGCACGTTATAAGTTCCCATAGCTTTCAACACATCCTCTTCGATATAGCTGAGATCTGTGATGTTGCCCTCGGTCGTTGTAATGTGCCCGGCGTCTGTCCACTCACGATATTTGTTGCCGATGAACCCGGTGGCGTTTGCCACGGTGTCCTCCGGTAGATAGTGCTGAAGATATGGGTATAGCTTGCCGTCCTCGACGAAAATCAGAGCCATCGAGGCAAAATCAGAAACCGATGCAAGGTCCAGACCTATGTAGCAGGGTTTACCCTTAAAGTGACTTATCGGTGGCCGCTCACCTTTGGACTGCTCCCAATCGTGCGAGGTGATCCACGCAGCTGAGCTCGACATCCATTGATTCAGTCGTTTTGTCCGAAAGTTGGTTTCAGCAGTCGGCGACTCCATAGCCTGCAGAGCCATTCTCTCAAGATCATCCGGGAACACGCTGATCCCATAGGATGGATTTGCTTTTTTCCAGACCTCGGGATCTGTCCAGTCATCGTCGACATCGATGGTCCAGATCGACGCAAAAAATGTGTCGTCATGAACATCGAGAGACGGGTCGAGAACCTTCACGCAGTATTCGCGCAGCTCGTAGCAAATCCCCTCGCGATTGGTCCCTGCAGTCGTGATTGCAAAAATTATCGGCTGAGCTCGTGCACCACTGGCGACGTTCAATACGTCCCAGATCTCGGAGCTCTTGTGGACGTGTAATTCGTCGACCACTGAGAAACTAGGGTTCCGGCCTTCCAGAGATCCAGCATCTGACGACAGGGGTTCGAACTTTGACCCGGAGGCATCGTGAAGAATTGCGGATCTGTGCACCTTGAGGTGCTGCAGTAGGTCTGGTGATTTTTTGACCATCGCCTGAGCGTCACCGTGGACGATACGGCTCTGGTCCCGGGTGGTCGATGCCGAATAAATTTCGGCAGCAGATTCCCGGTCAGCGACTAATCCATAAAGTGCGAGACCTGAGCAAAATGTTGATTTCCCAGACTTGCGTGGGACCTCGATATAGGCTGTTCGAAATCTACGATAGCCGTCTGACTTTCTCATCCAGCCATATAGCTGCGTAATAATGAAGATCTGCCAGTCGGCGAGCTCGAGGGGCTTCCCGGCGAGGGGGCCCTTCAAGTGCTTGAGGAATCCGAAAAATTTGATCACCCTGTTGGCAGCTTCACCGTCGTAGAAAAATTGGGTATCTTTGTTTTTGTGCTTGCGCCGATCCTCAACGGCGCGGGTGCAGGCATGGACTAACGGCTGCGCTGCTGGTTGTTCACCAGATACAACACGCTCCGCATAGGCCCAGCCCGACGATTCATGTTGCAGCATGATTGTCTCCTTGTGCTAAGGTTTAATTAGTCTTTTTTGGCAGGCTTCGCTTCAGACTTTGGCGCTGGCTTTTTTGGTGCCGCAGGTGCTGGGGCGACATATCGCCGGGCGGTTTCACACCATTGGTAGACTATTGGCTTTTTCATTAGGTTTTCCTTTTACAGTTTAGATACGAAAAAACCGCAGCAAGTGCGGTCGTCGTTGATTGAGGTGGTTGGTTCATCGGGGCGGGTATGTCGGGAGCTGGGCTACCTATACAGGCCGATATATAAACCGCAATAAATGCGGTTATTGGGGAAGGCGTGAGGCCCCGGAGGGCCGTTCAGTAATTAGTTGCTGTAAAAATCTGCTTTTATCTTTTCTTTCATCGCTTCGTATCTTTCGAACGCTGCGTGACAGGTCGTGCAAACTTTGTATTTTCCAGTAGCTGACATCTCACGGTACTGCTTAGCGTTCCAGCCTACAGTGCGGCCACATGCCGACTTTGATGACAGGGCTCTCATTTTAATCTTATTGTCATGCAGCTCAGGGCGTGAACGCTGAAAGTGCAGGATCTCGCGACCGTCAATTGGTGTCAGTGCTTTTGGAGCCCAGTTAGCCATGCGCTCGGTCTGCCATTCAATATACTTTTCCATGTCAGCAATCAACGTGTCGATGGCGTATTCAACATATTGGGCGACGCTAAATGGCTTGTTTGAGCTGATCAGCACATCTTTGCCGTGGCGATTGGTTTTCGTTTCAGTGTGACCGTTTGCTGCGGCTAGATCAGAAAAGCGGACCCAGTTGAGTGTGGTGATCTCGCGGACCCAGTAGCTGACAGGACCTGTGAGCAGCTCGTGACGCTCTGCTTGAGTCTTGGCCAGCTGAGCGCGTACCTGCTCAACAACCAAAGCGATGTCGTCACAGCTCAACTCAAATGGCTGCTTGGCGTGGCCTGAACATACGCCTTGAAAAAAGCCCCAGTGTACTGTGTAGCCATGCTTAGACAATACGCCATTTGGAAGGGCTTGAGTGTTTCCGCAGATCTGACATTCGCCTGTGTGAGTTGCTTTTTTCATGTTATTGCTCCGGGTTAGTAAGTTACTGAATATGCGCACATATTAGGAGAACTTACGGGACCTGTCAACAACTTTATAACACAGAGTTACTGTTTATTTATCCGGCTAGAAATGAATCAAAGGAATCGATCTCGATCGGTTTTGATGCGTCCACTTTCGTCCGTGCGGATGCGGTAAGGCCATATTCGCCCATCATCTTCACAATGTTTGAGTAGCTAATATTCATCTGCGCGATTGCCGGGTGAGGCCTGTTTTTTATCTGACCTTGTGACCCTTCACTTTGTATCATTAGGCCTTCACTGTTCACGACGGCTCGCAGCCTGAGATACATCGACAGCTGGTCCGAGAGCAGTGCAAAGCCGATGGAATCCACCTCGGTCCCGACGCCCATGCTGTAGCAGTGAGTTGCGACTTGGTCATACAGTGCCGATGCAATAGGATCATGATCTGTCCACGCTGGCTTGTCCGGAATACCTGCCGGGACAGTGACGTTGTTTTGCGCCCTATCCTTTCTGAATGTTCCCTCGAGTTTCTTGAGTGCCTCGGGCTTTCGTTTTCGTCCTGCCATTGTATGCTCCTCAGCTGTTGGCTAATTAGGGCGGTTTTTGCCCGGGGAGACGGTCCGGGACCATGTGAGGAGGTCATGGCTGTGCGAGATCCGCAAACTCGCGATTGTTGCAAACTCTGTGTGAGCGCGATGCGCTGAGCTCCAAGGCTCTCAGGTTTGTGGGCTGTCTCTGGTCCCACATTGCTGATGATCGGAGTCTTTCACAGATTTGCCCTCTGTCGGGTAAGTCCTGACGGACTCGGGGAAAATTTGGAATATTTCATGATTTATCATGATTTGTGGGCTGATCAAAAAATGAACACATACTGACATTAAAAGAGATCGAGCTGGGGTGCGCTGTCCAGAAGCGGCGCTGCAGCTATTGGGAGGCCCCCCTCCCCTCCAGAGGGCCCTGAGAGGCCGCCTGCTGGACGCCGCAATTTATATGTAATCGTCGACGTCGAACTCTAGATCTGCATAGAACGCAGTATATTAGCTGTAGTGGCGTCTATCCCGGGCAGTCTTGGCGTTGTGGCACGGGTGGCATAGAGCCTGCAGGTTCTTGGGGTCGTGCCTGAGCTCCCACTGCACACGCACCGGGATGATGTGATCCACCATGTCAGCAGGGGTGGCCCTGCCTGCAGCCATACAGTGGGCGCACACAGGGTAGCGCCTGCGGAAAGCCTTACTGATTGAGCGCCACACCTTGCCCTGATAGAACTTGTTCAGGGCCTGACGTTCCTCTGTCTGGGTGTAGGTGGTTTTGGCCTCCTTTGTACAGGCTGGGCATCTGGTGCCCTTGGAAGCCATACCTGCACACATAGGGGTACTACATGCAGCAGGGGCTGCTCTAGGCATTACGGGTCACCCGGTCCCACTCTGCAGGGGTGGCATCATTAAGCGATCGATGCACGACATCAGGCTGTAGGATCTTCACGATCTCTAGGGCCTTTAGACATAGATCGTTGAGGCTGCCGTTGTTGTCTATCTTATAGCAGGCAGGACGTGAGAGGCCTGCCTCAGAGGCGTGCTCTGAGATGGGGGCCGCTGCGTGTCTATTAATACCAATGACAGTGCCACCATTTTTGAGCACAAACTGCTGCTCGTTGTCATATCTGAGATCGGTAATAAATACAAAGTCGACATTGGCCTGCTTGAACTCATTGAGCTTTTTTAAGGCCAGTTTGATCCAGATTTCTGAGTCTATTAATTGGCGTCCCCATTCGTCGCCGAGCAGTTGCATCATTCGGCGAGGGCTGGCCAACAGATCGTGAGATTCGCTGAGATTTGATTCTTTAAATGTACGTTGTTCAAAATCAGAAACATCGCAGTCCAATATCATTGCGACGGCTGCTTTTATAGGGTCAGCGAATGATAATATCCGGATCTGTGCGTCTGGATTGCGATGCTCAATTTGCGACATCATTTTTGCAGCTGTGATGTCTTTTCCTGAACCTGCTGGTCCAGTAAGTGCGATAATTTGTGTCAATGTAATCTCCTCAGATTCTGACTGAAAAAAAGCCCGAGGCTTTAAGGTCTCGGGCTGCTTTTGTTTAAAGTCGGTCAGACTCCATGCAAGTCTGGCCTATTCGGCGAGGGTTAGGTGTAGCGGGGTTCTCTGTGGAATACAGGCTCCGAATTAAGGTCCGTGGCAGTCACTTAGGACATCGATGTGGTTGCAACATGTAAAGTCGATTCCTCCCTCTATAGGGAGGGTTTGTGTGACCGTTTAGATATCCGGGAGATCCAACCACTGCTCCTCGTCCGGGTTAAATAGCCGAATGCGTCTGTTCTCGCTGTCGTAGTCGCCCTCGCGAAGGATACGAGCCATTTGAGCCTGCTCGAGGTAGTTGGTCTGGCCCTTTGCTTTGTAGGCTGCCACAACAGCTTCCCACGCCTCGGGGAACCAGAAATCCTCGCCGACCCAGTAGTCCCTGAGTATGGCGTGCGCACCTTTAGGACCGCAGCCCATCAGCCCCTTGTAGCCATCAGTGCTGTCACCCATGAGCACCTGCGAAAGCCAGAAATGATTGGCCTCCGACTCTGTGGTGTACTCTGGCCACGCCATGACATGTGGACGCAAGTATTGAGCGTCCGGGAGCGTGAACATGTCCTTGTCGATTGACACGATCACACTCTCCGGGATCTTTCGATGGAGCATGTGGAACAGATCGTCGCCCTCGAGGTAGTCGATTGAAATATGGTCATAACGTGCCTCGAGTGCTGTGCGCAGCTCCCCATAACAGACAGGCTTTGGCTTTGCTTTGCGATTCATCTTGTAGGCAGGCATGACCAGCTTGCGCCAGTTGGTTGAGGTTTTAGGTGAGTAGACGAGGATGACCGAGTTGCAGCCAGCCTGTCGCATTTCCTTCTCAATCTGTTCCTCAGCTTCGGCGATTGCCGAGCTAATGTCAGTCCAGATCTCACCACCAAAATCCCGCTGTGCTGATGAGCTCGCAACATAGTTGATGACGTCTGCGTCGAGCAGCGCCACCTTGTCGATTGGTTCCATTTTTGTCTCCTAGTGTGTGTCGGCCCATGAGCTCCCGACCATGTGTTCGCCAGCGAGTGGGCACCTGAGATTCAGAGTGACTCCCGCCATTTCGATTGCTTTTGAGAATGAGCTGCCGAGGGTTTCGGCGATGTCCGGTCGTGCAGTCATCTGGACCTCATCGTGGACGTTAGCGACGTAGTTCCACCCGACAGGCATGTGGTCAGCATCGACTAGCCCGAGAGCAGGCAGGACGTTGAAATGAAACTCGACGAGCGCCTGTTTCATGACGACGGCACCAGCACCCTGCAGCAGCGTGTTGAGAGCTGAGTGCTGCCCGTTGGTTGCTATCTTGCGACCGTCCAGACCCTTGAGCCACTTCTGTCGTTTGTCCCGTTCCTGACTGACAGCGATGATGTTCTCGAGCCCGGTGATACCCTTGAGCAGTTTGTCCCGGACGACCTTCCCGTTCTTGTGGTTGATTGCCTTGGGGGACTGCCCTGCTCTTTTCGCATCGTCAGACAATATCTCGGCGAGCTTCAGATTTCCGGCACCATATAAATATGCGTAGATCAGAGATTTCGCGCTGTTTCTGTCATAGAGCCCGGCGAGTCTCTGGGTCCTTGAGTGGGCGTCGGTGCCATCCGCGTTGTTGCCGTGAATGACTGCCTCGGCATAGCTGCCGCCGTCCCAAATAGCGAGAAATGAGGCCAGCATCCGCAGCTCGAGACCGGAGGCATCGCAGCCGACCAGTTTGTCGCCTCTATCAGGGACCCAGACCTGACGCATCCGGATGTCCTTTTTGTCGACCTGTGCCATGTTCGGATAAAAATGCGACATCCTGTGAGTGCGGCAGCCGACCGACTTGACCCGGCCATGCACCCGTCCATCCTTCTCGAGCTTGAGCCATCCATTCTTCCCGTCAGACAGCTGGGAGAGTTGCTTGGTCACTCTGAAATATCGAGCCAGCGGCGTAGCCTCGGGGACCCGCATGTTCTTCAGGACCGACTCATCGATCTGAGCCATGCCGCTGGGGGTGAACTTGCTAGGTTTCCATTTCTGATACTTGCTCGTTAATCGATAAACGATCTGCATCCGCGACCCGGCATTGAAAACCTGCAGCGCAATTTTGGTGTAGGGTGCGCCAGCGACAATCCCCCGGGTCTTGTTGCCGACCTTGGGTGTCGTGGTTTCAATGTTGGCCCAGCGATGCTGCTCGTGTGCCCAGTTGCCTTTGGCCGGGATGTACTTCGGCGGGAAAGTGTCCTGTAGATCCCGCTCGATCATGATCGACTCCTCGCGCAGTTTGCTTTCGAGATCCCGAGCAGCATCGAGGTCCAGTCGAAACCCGTGAGAACTCTGCAGCGCGAGACACCAGCAGGTCTTGTGCTCGAGGTCTATCGCCTGACGCCAGTCGATTTTGTCATTCACCAGATCAGACTTGAGCCGCAACTGCAGCTCCCTGTAGATCCGGATATTGATCTCGACGTCGATTTCGCAATAGTCAAACATCTCTTTGAATACCTCGGCCCTTGTTTTGTCTGGCTCTGGTTCCATCATGAAATTTTTGAAGTCACCTTTCGGTGCTCCAAACTCTGCGCCGTAGGACTTGATGGCATGTGATCGACGCTCAGGGTCTAGCAGCTGCGCGACGATTAATGAGTCCCAGCACTGCTGCAGGGTGATCACGTCCGGGTGTAGCTTTCTAAGTGCCCAGAAATCAAACCCGATGAGATTGTGGGCGACTACCCTGTCAGCCTCTTTGAGGCGCTGCAGGCCTTCGGCCAGCGATGGGTAGTCGTCCGAATAGTCGGTGTACGTTGTCACCTCTCCGGTGACCGGGCAGCCGATACCGCAGGACCAGATCGTGGTCATGGTGTCGACAAAACCGTCTGTCTCCAAATCAAAAATCAGTGTCTTCATGGTGCCTCCAGTTTTGGGCGGTTGCTTTGTGGAAAAAAAGGGCCCGGAGGCCCTTCGTTGTTTAACTGCCGATGTCGACCATCTCGCAGACGCTGCCCGTACAGGCGAGGGTCTGGCTGCTGGTCGTGGTGTCGTCGATTTCGAACTCTTGCAGTCCGGTCCAGTCAATACCTGTCGGCATGGTTGCCAGTGCGGCCTCATAGACTTCCTGAGTGCACTCTTGATAAGGCGCTTGTTTATAGCTGTGATCAGAGTGAGGCAGGAATGACACGCCTGACATCTCATCGAAGTGCTCGAACACCCACGCGCCGACCTTCATCCATTCATCATTGCGGACCGTGATGGTCACTGAGGGTTTGTGCTCACACCAGTGGCGCTGATACATCAGCCAGATCTCCAGCTGTTTGATGGCATCGACGTCGTCCCGGGTAACAGCGCCATCCGGTGCTTTGGTCGGGAAACTGAACACGGTGGTCGTGCCACCCATTGCGCAGGGCTCGTTGGGGATACCACTGGCAGCGAGGAACTGAGTGAGTGGGTCCTTGTTGTCGCCACGCACGGTCCGGATGTAGTAGTCCGAATGTCGCGTGTGGATACCTGACGAGCTGTCGACTAATTGGCTGACAGTGCCGCTGGGTTTTACAGCAGTGATTGCTGCCGAGACCGGGATGCCGAACTCATACGCCCAGACCTTATTGGTCGCAATTGCCACATCCTTCAGCTCCTCGAGGATCTCAGCAGCATCATCGTTGAGACTGATTGCCCTGTTGTCCATGATCCCTGT